GTATATTTTTTGGTGGTATTTTATTAAAAATGCCATAACTTTTACTCAGAGAAATAACCTTCGTAAAAATTTATTTTCATGAAGACCTTGACAAATGGAAATTAATGATTATATTAGTAAAGTTAGGGAAAAAGGATAAACAAAAAATGAGATGCTCAATTTGTAATCAGTTAATATATGATAATCTGAATATATGTGGACAGTGTGAGAATAAAATCAAAGTAGAACAAATCGAAGATGATGAACATCTTTTTGATTCTATTCTTGAGAATATTAATCATATTGTGGAAGAATACGAGCAAATGAAAAATTATTTTCATTTTAATGAAAAAAAGACTTGACTTTTGTTTTTTTTTGTGCTATACTGATTTCAATAAAAAATAAAGATATAAAAAAATGGCTAATAAAAAATATATAGACAGAGAAAAGAAAGTAGTTGAACAGACCAGTTACAAAGCACTTGAATTGGAAGAATGGGCTAACAAGAATCTATCTTTAGCACTCAGTGTATATGAAGAGATTCTTAAAGATCAATCAACAGATTTGATCAGGAAGAAGAGTACTGCTGACACTGTTATTGCAGTAGCAACCAAATCAATGAATAATAGACTTGGTGGACAGTACTTGACTATGGAAGACCTGAAAGAATTATCAAATAAAAACCCCTTAGATAATAAACCAATACTATCTTTGGTGTATAACGAGGAAAAGAAAACTGGAACTTGAACAGCAAGAAGTAAATGAAGATGTTGTTTATTCTAAACCAATCAGTAATGAATACACAATAAAGATATTGGGTGAAATATCAGACTCCCAGTATTATCAGAATGCTTTAGATATAATAAGAGAAGCTGAAGAGAAGGATGTAATTAGAATATCTATTAATTCTGAAGGTGGTAGTTTAGATACTGCAATAGAGTTTATTCATGCTCTTTCAACAACCAAAGCTAATACAGTGGCAGATGTGGTTGGTAGAGCTTACAGTGCAGCATCAATAATCACAATGTGTTGTGATGATATGATAATCTATCCATTCAGTAGTATGATGATTCATACAGCAAGTTATGGGATAGAAGACACTGAGGTTAATATTAGTAAGTATGTTGGTTTTTTTAATAAACACATATCTAATATCATTAGAACAGTATATAAAGATTTTTTAAGTAATGAAGAAATAGAGAGTGTTATTAGTGGGGACAGTATATATTTGTGTTCGCAAGAAATTACTAAAAGATTTGAATTTAAAGTACAACAGGAACAGGAAGATTGATAGCACCAACATCTAAAATGCAAGAGATGGTTTTACAGAGCAATGCTGATTTGTTATTGGTTGGTGGTGCTGCTGGGTGTGTTGATGGTGAGACTGAATTTCTTTCTGAGAACCATGGTTGGGTTAAAATAAAAGATTATAAAAAACAACATCATACAGTTTTACAATATGACACTAAGAATAAAATTGCTTCATTTACAACTCCTATACAATATATAAAAGAAAAGTCAGATGGTTTTTTTAAAATAGAAAATAATAAACTTGTACAGTACATCTCTAAAGAACACAACCTCCTCATCCAAGATGGTGAAGATATGAAGAAAGTTAATGCTATAGACTTTGTATCTTCACCTTTTGGTTTTTTTAAAACTGCGTTTGATCTAAAAAATTTTAATGAATGTTTAGAAAATGAAAACCTGATTCGATTAAAAACAATAATAAAATTGTATGCTGACACAGATGATGGGTATGAGTATAGAATAAGTACTGATAATGAATATTTATTAAATAGAATTGTTTTTTTGTGTGATGATCTTGGTGTTAAGTACTCGGTAACTGAATATGATGGTTTTGTTTTTTTTATTTCTTTGAAGATTAAAAATACAACAACATTATTTGAAGAGTTTGGATATACACTGAATCCAAGTATTGCTAAGATAGTCATTCAGGAACTTACAGGGAATGATTTTGATACTATATTCATTACTGATAGAAAATCTGAAGCTGATCTTATTCAATTCTATTTTGCAGTTATAGATGCTACAGCACACATTAAAGATAATGGTAGATATTACGTTGTAGAACCTTCCATGTTTAATGGGTGCTCATGTAGGCACTCCAAGATAGACTGGCTTAAACCGCAAAATAATGCGTTTAAATACTGTTTTGAAGTGCCTACAGGAGTACTTGTTTTAAGAAGAGATAATAATATATTTCTTACTGGTAATTCTGGGAAAACATACACAAGTAGTATTATCCCTTTGAGGTATGTACATGACCCTAATTTTAATTGTGTTTTTTTTAGAAGAACCAGTGTTCAATCAAGAGGACTTGGCGGAACTTTCGAGACTCTAAAAGAGATATATAATCAACTTCCAAGACAACATAGACCTAAAGTATCTGAGGGTGCAATGTTGTTTAAATTTCCTTCTGGTGCTAAGATAAAATGCTCACATCTTGAGCATGAGAAAGATAAGATCAATCACCAAGGGTTACAGTATTCTTTGATTATTTTTGATGAGGGTACTCACTTTTCAATGAGTCAGATTGATTATCTGATGTCAAGACTTAGAAGTAGTGCAGATGGTGATAGTAGAATGGTTATTACTACAAACCCAGACCCTGATCATAAACTTAGAGAGCTTGTTGATTGGTATATTGGAAGTGATGGAAGACCAGATCAAGATAAAAATGGTATTATAAGATATTACATCAAGCAAGATGGTGAGTATATCTGGTCTGATGATAAAGAAGGGCTTTTACATTTATGTACTGATGAAGGTGAACGTCCAATGTCTTTCCAAGCCATTTTCGGTACTATTTATGATAATCCAATTTGTATTGAAAAGAACCCTGGATATTTGACGTTTCTAAAATCTCTTGATACAGTAGAAAAAGAAAGGCTTTTTTATGGTAACTGGGATGTAAGAGCTGCTGGTAATTCATATTTTAAAAGAGAATGGCTTAGAAAAGCTGATAAAATACCAGCAAATAGTGTTCATGTAAGAGCTTGGGATAAAGCAGCAACAATACCTACTAAAAGTTCTCCATGCCCTGATTATACAGCATGTATTGGTATGGCTAAGTCGCAGCTAAAGGTGGAATTGTAAAACAAGACCCTGTTAATCCACATACAAGTAAATTAATGAGAGCAACTCCTTTCTTCTCAGCATGTGAGAATGGTTATGTGTATATAATAGAGAGTACATTTAATAAGCCAACATTAGAAGCATTTCTAAGAGAAATTGAGATGTTTAATGGTGAGAGAAGTAGCTCAAGAATTAAAGACGACTGGGTTGATGCTACAGCAAGTGCTTTTAATTATCTTGTCAGGGCAAGAAATATGCCCCAAGTAGTATTAAGAAATCAAAATGATTGTCCTACAGCAATTCATGGTGTAGTTGACTATAAGATAGCAATATAAGGTGTATAATGTATATAGAAGGATATGAACATAAAGTAATAACACTTAACAATGTAAGTATGGAAGGCAAACGAAGATTCATAGATGAGATTGTTCAGGCAGTTAAAGATGGGTTTGAATATTCAAACACTCATGAGATAGTACCTAAAGGTGTTGAGTTTAATCATGTAATTACAGCACCAAGATTGCATGGAAAAGCAAGAGTGTTTTTGTATAAGAAACTCCAAGAAAAAAAACAAGAATATTTTACTGCTAAAAAACCAGTTGGAAGACCTAAAGGTAAAACAGAATAATGGATATAGCTGATAATGAGAGAATGGCAGTTCCTTTGTCAATAGAAAGAGGTCAGCCAAGAATTGTAACAAGCTCTTATTTTATACAAGAGGTAAGTAAATCTGAGCTTGCAATGCCTAAAAGACTATACACATTTGATAACATGATGTTAGATGATGCTGTAAATACAAGTGCTATGTTCACAAACATACTTGTTAAAATCGGTCTTTACAGGGGACAATTTGAGGTAGAGAATGATAAGTATCAATATTATGCTGATTTCTTGAATTATTGCATAAGGAATATGTCATCTGGAACATGGCTTGAGTTCATTAATTCTCTTGTTACAGATATAATCTATGGATTTTCACTTCATAACATAGTAGCAGAAAGAAAGCAAACTGGCAAGTACAGAAATAAGCTTGTATTAAAAAAAATAGCTCCAAGAGATCAGAAAAGTGTGTATGGTTGGATATGGGATAAGAATTTTAGAGAGGTATTGGGCTTTGTACAGAAACCAATGCTTAAAACCCATGAATACCATGCAAATAGTTTTAATAACGGAATTTCTGAATTACAGCTTGGAAGATACTACACTGGAGATTATCCGGTACTTTTTAATAATCAAATAGTTCATTCTAAATATAATGCTAAAAACAATAATCCTCAAGGAGATAGTCCGCTCCTACACTGTTATCAAGCTTGGAAGGAGAAAGTTCTCATACAAAGATATGAACTTATTGGTGTTACACGAGATTTTGCTGGTTTGCCAGTCTTACGTGTGCCTTCTGCTTTGATTAAAAGGGCTAATCAACCTGATCTATACCCTGACGAGTATAGAGAATATAATGCACTACAAAGAGATGCTGCTGCATTACATGCTGGTGAAAATGCTTTTATAGTACTTACAAGTGATACTGATGAAGTAAGCAAGAAGTATTTGTATGATATTACATTACAAGGTATAGAAGGTAGTAGTGGAAAACAATACAAATCTTCAGATATTATAGATCAAAAAAGAAAGAGCATATATAACACATTTGGAACTGGTTTTCTTTTACTTGGGCAGGATAGTGTAGGAAGTTATAACTTGTCAACAACTGGACAGAATGTACATAGTTTTTTTGTTGAAGATAACTTGATACAAAAATCAGAAGTTATAACACAACAAATTGGGAAGAGACTTCTTGAAGTAAATGGTATAAACATTACTTGGGAAGATATGCCTAAGTATAGATATAAAGACCCAGATAGTTTATCTTATGATGAAGTAGGAAAACTAATACAGCGTATGCAAAGTGTTAAATGCCTTACACCAAAAGCTCTTGAAGTAATTTACAAACAAGCAGGTTTACCAATAGATGGTATTGAAGATATAGATTTTACAGATAAGGGTGAAAGTAGAAGTGGTGAAAGCTTTGGAACAAGCGGTACTGGAAGTATAACATCTGATAGGGATATTAGTGTAGCAAATAACGAAAATACAATGGAAACTAAAAGTTTTGTCTTAGATAAAGACTTTATAGTTGAGGATAAATAATGCCTTATAATTCAGTAGAAAGTGCAAGAAAAGATATAAAAGCACTTAAAAACAAAACAGATAAAGAAGTAGAACAGTTTATTGCTGTATTCAATAAAATAATGGAAGATAGTCCAGACATGGATGAATCTGAAGCAATTAAGATAGCATTGGGCAGTATAAAGGTTGAGAAGCGTACAATGAATGATGTTAATGAAGAAATTGTTATGCTTATTAAGAAAGCTGTTCCACTTGCTAATATAGTTGATTATGACGTAAATTACATCTATATAACTCTTGATGATGAGTATTATAGAGTTAGATATGTTCGTGAAGATGAAGCATTCAAGATTACAGATGGTATAGAAAAAGTATTTAAAGATACACGATATATGCCAATGTCTCAAGAAGGCTTTGTTTATGAAAGTCATAAAACAGTAATGAAGTATAAAGAATTTCAAGAAGAGCAGATGATTGCTATTGAACCTTTATATTGTAAGTTTGATGATGTAGATGCTGATAATGAATATATGAGCCTTGAGACAATCTATAAGATGGTTGAAAGCATGAATAATGCTATTAACGAAGGAAAACTTGAAAGTCATTACCCACATGGTCAGAAAGTTAAATATTTCTCTATTCAAAAAGCATGGGTTAATGAAGTAGATTGTTATATTGGTGAAAAGTTTTGTCCTTTTGGAATACCACTTGCTAAAGTCAAGTTTCATGATAAAGATTTTTGGAAAAGAAGAAAAGAAGGTAAAATACTTGGACTCTCAATAGGTGCAAGATGCACAGCTAAACGTGAGGTTGTCGAGGATGAAAAAGACGAAGATTAAAAAAGAACTTATTGGAGTTAATTTTGATTTTGAAGGGGCACATGTAGCATACAC